AAGACGGCGCGGTCATGAGCTATCCGGGGGAGGAACAGGATGACGACGAGGCACGACCCACAATCACCCGACCGACCGGCCGCGCGGGCTACTAAGCCGATGGCCCCCGAGACGAAATCGCGCCTGAAGGCGACCCGTGACGTAAAAACCAAGGTCCTCGGCACCCTGACGAAGCCGACCGTGGCCGAAGGCGTTGAGGGCAAGGCCCAGAAGGTGATGCCGCGTGAGCGCGGGTCGGGCCTCTCGAGTCTCTCGACTGAACACTCGGTGTTCACGCTCGACCAGATCCGTCGCACGACCTCCCTGAACGAACATCGCCGCGCGGTCTATGCCGATCGCGCGCGCCGTCATCCCGGAGCCTGAGTCATGGCGAAAGCGCGCGACCCGTTCGAAGTCCCCCTTGACCCCGAGCAGCGGGAGCAACTGGCGCTCCGGCTCATCGCAGAAATCGAGGACGCCGAGAGCGTCCGCACCGAGGTCATTGGCGACAACGCCAAACTCGACCAGTGGCATCTGCTCTACGAGGGCGGCGACGGGAAACTGACCAAGGACTACCCGTGGCCGGACGCCGCGAACCTCACGAGCTGGATCGGGACCGAGAAGGTCGACAGCTTCCGCGCGCGCGTGGTCAAGACCATCTTCTCCGAACCCATCTGGACGATTTCCGGGTGGAATGTCGATACGAAGCAGGTGGCGCTCATCGAGCAGTTCCACCAATGGAAGGCCGAGGAAGAACGGCTGCAAACGTATCTGACCAAGGTCGTCCATAACGCCCTGATTGAGGGCACGGGCGTCTTGGAGGTGAGTGAGCGGCCGATTCTCCGGAAGATCCGGGAACGCAAGCGCGTGCTGCTCCAGACCAACGAGGACGGCGAGGTCATTCTCGATCTGGAAGGCAAGCCGACGCCCATGACGACGCCCACGGGCGACCTCATCGACGCGCCCGACACGGCCGACCACAAGACCACGCAGATCCTCATCGTGGACCGCATGGTCAAGGTCCGGGGCGGCCCGCAGTACCGGGTCTTGAGCCTCAAAGACTTCCTCATCCTCCCCGGCCACGCGCAGGAGCGGAAGGACGTCTGGGGGTTCGCCAAGCGCGTCTGGAAACGGCTGCCCGAACTGATGCTCATGCAGCAGATGGGCGTCTACACGAACGTCTCGGCGCTCGGGGAGGAGGACGAGCGCGTCGTCACCCCCGAAATGCAGCGCGAGGGGCAGGGCGTGGCCTCGGCCAAGGCCAACACGGCCGAGAAGGAAATCTGGGAGTTCACCTTCCTCGATGACCTCGATCAGGACGGCGTGCAGGAGTGGTATATCGCGACCCTGCACAAGCGGACCCGGACGCTCCTCCGGCTCCAGAAGGACGACCTCGGCCAGAGCCGGTATCTCCTGTTCGTCCCCTTCCCGAGGACCCGGTTCATCTACGGCTACTCGCTCATCGGCCACAAGTTGCCGACCATCATTGACGAGCACACGGCGTGGCGGAACATGATCACCGACCGCTCGAAGCTGGTCGTCGCCGCCCCCATCAAGCGCCTGATCGGCTCGGTCTGGAATCCGCAGGCCGTCCCGTGGTCCCCGAACGCCATCATTCCCGTCCGGGACATGAACGAGATTCAGGCGATGACGATCCCTGACGTTCCGGCGTCGGCCATCCAACGCGAAGGCGCGATCTTGCAGGCCTCGGAGCGCGTGGCGGGGATGGTCGACACGGCCGCCGGGGCCCACCCCGAACAGGACCGCACGCTCGGGGAAGTCCGCACTGTCCTTGGCGAGTCGATGATCCGCATCGAGGAAGTCGTCAAGCATCTGCAGGAAGCGCTCGAAGATTTGTTCCAGATTCGTCACGAAATCTGGAAACGGACGCTCAAGCAGGGACAGGCGAAGCTCCCGAAGGATCTGCAGGCCGCGCTCGAAGCCAAAGGCGTCACGGTCGAGGAGGGACAGGTCACGTTCCAAGACCTCGATGTCCCGGTCCGGGGCAAGCCGCGCGGCTCGGTCGATACCGCCGATGTCAGCGTCATGCGGCAGGATTTCATCCAGTTCATGACCGCGCTCACGCAGTTCAGCCAGTCGGTGCCGACCTTTGGCGTCCTGTTCCAAGACCCCGATCTGGGCAAGGAACTGCTCTATCAGGCCGTGCGGGTGTTCCGCTGGGAGAACCGGGACGCGATTACGCAGGCGATCGACAAGGCGGCCGAGAAAGCCAAGATGATGCAGGCGCAGCAGGCGATGGGAGGCGGGCCCCCACAGGGAGCCCCGCCGCCGGGAGGCCAGAAACCCCCCGGACCCCAGAAGCCGCCGGGCGCTCCGGCCGGTCCCACGCCCGGAGGGCCCGCTGGAGCCCCGTCCGGTGGGGCCAACGCGCTGACGAGGGGGCAGAACATCCCGGTGCCGCCCCCACCGGGGCAAACGCCGACGCCAAGTGGGCGCACGTGAGGTAGAGTGTGGCGGATTTGACGGGTTCGCTTCCGAAAAACGACAACGAGGCGCAGCAGGCACTACAGGATCTGGTCAGCAGCCCCGGTTGGCGACTGTTCTGCGAGTACGCGCGCGGGCAGCACAGCCCCGCACGGACGATTGCCGACCTCCATCGGGCCGCGTCCGAGACGACCGATATGCACGCGCTCGGGGCGCTCACGGCGGCGAGGATTTCCTTGGTCACGGCGGTCGACCAACTGCTCATGTGGCCTGAAGCCATCCTCGACCAGCACCGATCGGCGTATGAACGGAGGCGGACATGAGCCTCAAACTGCTCGGTAATCGCGTCCTTGTGGTCCCCGACATCCCCTCGCGGGCGTTGCCCGAGGGCCTCGTGATGCCCGACATCGCCGCTGACGACATTCCGACATCCGGGCGGGTCTTTTCCGTAGGGCTGGGCTTCCGGTCGCCTGCCTTCCCCGATCCCGACAAGCTACTCAATCGTCGCGTGTTCTTCTCCCCCGTGTCGGGACAGGACATCGCGTTCGGCAGTGATACGTGGATTTCGCTCATGGTGGACGAAATCCTCGCGATTGAGGAGACGGAGCAACCCAATGGCTGAAGAACCCCTCGAACCCGAAGTCACCGGAGGCGGCACGCCGCCGGACATCCCTGATGACGAGCCGGAAGTCCCCGCTGGGGGCGATCCGACCAAGGCCCTGCACGCAGAACGGGGCAAACGGAAGGAAACGGCCCGGCAACTGCGGGCCGCGCAGGAAGAACTGGCCCGTGTGCGGCCGATGGCGGCCGAATACGAGCAACTGTTGCCGGTTCTGCCCGAGTTGCTGTCCCGATCGCAGGCTCCACAACCCGGCCAGCCGGTGCCACAGGCCGATCCGGACGTCATCGAACTCGCCCAAGACCTCGGACTGGTCGATGACGACGGCAATCTGGACATCGCGCGCGCCACGCGCCTGATGCAGCGCATCGAGAACCGCACGGGCCGCATGGTGGCGGCTCATACGGCCCCGGTGCGGGCCCAGACGGCCGCGCAGGTGGCCTCGCAGGTCACCGAAAAGGCGTACAAAGCGGTCGATCAGCAGGGGAATCCTTACGCCACGCGCGCGGCGATCGATCAGGTGTTCCGGCAGTTGCCGCCCGAGTCGCTGGCGGACCCGAATACGGCGGTCATGGCGCTCGTGATCGCGCGCGGCCTCGGCGGGCCGGGCGGCGGTGACGGCGAACCGACGTATACCGAGGGCCAAGGCCGGATGCCACGCGGCGGCGGGCCGCTCTCGCAGATGGAACGGTCGATCATGAAGATGCGGGGCAAGAGCGAAGCCGACTGGCGGAAACTCACGCCCGATGACGAGCGCACGTGGGAACTGGAGGCCGACTAATGACCAAGAAAAAGACTCCGGCGGTCCCGGACATCAAGCAGGAAGTCACGGGCGCGACCGACGCGCAGGTGAAAATCTGGGAACGGCGTCTCGTCAACCCGCTGATGCAAGACACGCAGGGTGTCAGCATCAAAGAGCAGCAGCGCTGGGAACTCCGGTGGATTGATTCGGGCCGTCAGGGCCGGTTCTACACCGCGAGTCGTGAACAGGGCTGGATGCCGGTGCATCCCGACGAACTCGAGGACTCGATGGAGAACCTCGGGCTGACCGACCACAAGGACGGCCAGATCCGGCGCGGCATCAAGGGGCAGGAAATCCTGATGAAGATGCCGAAGTCGATTGCCGAGCGTATCCGGAAGCGGAAAGCGGCGATCGTCACCAGCGGCCTGAAGAAAACCAAGCAGAACCTCGCGTCAGCAGCCGCCCAGCGCTTCGGCACCGAGGAAGCGGCCGACTTCGTGATGGGCAAAAGCGACATCGACAAGACGGGCGTGGGCGGGTTGCGCGGCGAACTGATTGACAGCGTGCCGGAACTTCCGTAGACTCCCGGCGTTCGGGTCCCCGCTGGTCCGGCCTTTCCAGTGGGGACCCCGATCTTCGGTCCACAGCAGCCGTAAATGCTGATCCGGCTCCCGCGTGACGACACCCGTGGACGCAGCCGACAACCCACTTCAATCAATTCGTCTGGGAGAGGAGCGTCTCCATGATCGTCAGCGCAGGCAATTACATCCGTCCGTACTACCCCGGCACGCGCATCCATCACTATCCGGCGCAGGCTGGTCAGGTGTTTGTGCCCGGCGCAATCCTCGTCAAGGTCACCGCGACCAACGAAGTCATGGAAGGCGGTGCGGACGCGAGTCCCATCGTGGGCATCGCGGCCGAAGCGGCACAGGTCACGCTCTCGGGCAACAAGGGCGCGGTCTGGATGGCGGACGAGGAAAACGAATTCGTCGCCCATGTGCAGGACGGCGCGACCCCGCTCGACCAGAACATCGGCCTCGACTACGGAATCGTCAAGGACGCCACCAACAACATCTGGCGCGTCGACCTGTCGGACACGACCAACGTCCTCGCGCACATCACGCAGGTGCTCAACCCCGGCGAAATCAACGGGCGCGTGGTGTTCAAGGTGCTCAACGCGGACCGGAAGATCCTCGCCAGCTAGGCGCGGACTTCAGAGACTCAAGGAGATAAGCGATGGCTCAGGTTCGCGGCACATTCCCACAGCTTTACGACAACGTAGATAAGGTCATCCGGGGCATCCTGAAGGACGCGCTGAAGGAGAACCCGGCGATCTTCCCAAAGTATTACAACAGCCAGAACAGCGACCGGAAGTTCGAACGCCGGATGACGCTGACCCCGATGGGCGACGTTCCTGAGAAGCCCGAAGGTCAGCTCTACACGCTGGATCTGATTCGTCCCGCGTGGCAGAAGGACTTTACCCATGTCGAGTTCGGCATGGGGTTCGAGGTCACGGAGACGGCGCTCGAAGATGACCAGTACGACCAGTTGAACCGGTCAGGCGAGTGGCTGGCGTTCTCTGCCCGCTATGTGCAGGAGCTTCGCGCGGCGGTCCCGCTCAACAACGGGTTCACCACGGAACTCACTGGCAACGGGCAGCCACTGTTCTCGGCCACGCAGCCCTTGGCCGGTGGCGGGACGGCGCGCAACAAGCTGTCCCCGGCCGCTGACCTGTCGTTCGTCTCGCTCTCGCAGGCGATGATCGACACGCAGATGCAGACCAAGATCGAGTCCGGCCAGTTGGTCGCGCCGATCAAGGGCTGGATTCTGCTGGTGCCGCCGGCGCTCGAGTTCACGGCCTATCAGATCGTGAACAGCGCGGGCCTGCCCGGCTCGGCCGACAACGACAAGAACCCGCTGGCGACCCTGCGGTCGATTCAGATCGTCGTGAATCCGCACATCGTGGATCAGGACGCGTGGTTCCTCATCCCATCGCAGAAGTCGATGCACGGGTTGCTGACCTACGTCCGCAAGCCCATCACCCAGATTCCTGCGGCCATCGACCCCTACACCGGGAACAAGATCGTCAAGATCCGGTTCCGGCAGTCGTGGGGCGCGTGGATGTGGCAGGGGCTGTTCGCCTCCGAAGGAGCGTAAGTCATGGGCAGAACCAACTTCTCGGGACCGGTCGTGTCGCCGGGCGGGTTCGAAGGTCCGATCGTCACGCTC